CAGCGGGGATGAGAGTTCTACCCTAGCAACTCCTGGGGCAGGTACTACTACCCGAGAGCGGCAAGAGGCTGCTGGGCCCTGGGGATAGCCCCGATCATACGCGCAAAGGGCTCTGCAACAAACGCTGCGTACGGAATCTGCACGGGGAAATGCAAAAGGGAGATACCGGATTGACCGGTATCTCCCTTTCGGAGGTAGGAGGGCTTAGCTGCCGGGAACGTCCCGCCGCTGTCCCGGGCGCTCGATCTCCCCGCGTTCCTGGGCGATCTTGACCGCGTCCGTCGGGCTCTCGGCACCGAGCGCTGCACTCGCGGCGCCGACGTAGGACCGGGCGGTACCCACCGCGATCTCCATCTCTTCGGCGATCTGGGCGATCTTGAGGCCGTCCGCGTAGAGCTGGAGCGCCTGGGCCTGGCGGGGGTAGAGGGCGCGCTGACGACCGCGCTTGTCGGACCAGACGCTGGTTTCGGGGGAAGTTGTAGACATAGAGAGTTCTCCAGGATTCAAGTGATGTGGTCTTATCTACCCTATGCCAGGGAGATACCTTCGACAAGCCCGGCGCGGATCAGGCCGTGCCACCAATGCAGCTCCGAGCTGCGCTGATGGTCTCCCGTGCTTCCCTTGGCCGCGTTCGCGCCGGGCGGGGAGACGGGCCGGATCTTGTTCTCCCGCAGCAGGCCGGAGATCGGGCCGGTGAGGATGGTGTTCGGCTGCCAGTCGACGTCGATGTGCGGGGCGAAGAGCATGCAGTGCATCCGGACGAAACCGATGAGCTGGGACGTCGGCATGGAGGAGCCGATCTGGGTGTACGCCTTCTCCTTGTCCAGCCGGTACATCTCGCCGTAGATGCCGTCGATGCCGGAGGTGTTGCGGACGAACCAGCGGATGAACGTGTCGGGGTCCATCTCGAACGTGTCGTAGACGCGCCATCCGGGCCACTGGAGTTCGAACTTCCCGTCGATCTCCACGTAGTTGCGGCAGCCCAGCGTGACGCCGACGTGCCCTTCCTCGCCCTTCTTGTCCGACCCGCCCGGGTCGAATCCCATGATCACCGCGTCGTCCGGGGTGACCCGGGGGTAGACGATCGGCTCGGACCGCCGCGCAAGTCCCTGGGCGGGGACCTGCGCGACGGGGGTGGTGGGGGTGATGCTCGGCACTGCTCAGTCCTCCAGCATTTCGACGGTGACCCGACCGGCGAAGACCTTGTACGGCGCGTCGAACAGCTCCGTCAGACGGGCGGCCTGCTTCTCCGCGTTGTCCTTGTCGCTCATGACGTAGTCGTTGCTGCCGCTGTGCGACAGGATGCGCTCGGCAACCTCGGCCGTGAGAGCGACGGCGTACAGGGTCCTCGTGGTCATGGGAGTCTCCTCGGTTGGTGTCTCTCGGGTATGTATCTACCCTAGCACTTAGATGAGAGCCTTAACAACTCCCCAGACCAGATGGCGCATCTGCCGGTCCGTCTTCGTGGCCAGCAGCTCCCGCTTCTTCTCGTCCACCGTGCCCGGCGTGACGTAGTCCAGCGCGGTCACCGGGCGGGTCTGCCCCAGCCGGTGGATACGCCGCAGGGCCTGCTCGTTGCGGGACGGCTTCCAGGAGTGCTCCACGTAGATCACCATGTCGGCGGCCGTGAGCGTGAGCCCTTCCGAGATCGTCTCCAGGGAACCGACCAGCACATCCAGCTTGCCCGCCTGGAAGGCTTCCACGAAAGCCAGCCGGTCCCCCTTGCTCGTCCGGCCGTCGATCTGCTGGACCTTCTTACCAGCCCTGCGCGCGACCTCTGCACACGCGGTCACCGTGTCCTGGTAGTGCGCGACCACCAGCGTGGGCCGGGAACGCTCCATCAGGTCATACCGCAACTGCTCCAGCTTCCCCGACTCCCCGATGTCCCCGGTGAAGACTCCGAGGCCCGTGGCCATCTTGTCCAGCTTGATGTGAGATGCGCCCTTGGACCAGGCCACCAGTTGGTTGCCGTCCAGGTCTGCGGCCAGGCACTCCTTCTTCATCTTCTTGTACTGCACGGTCTGCTTCGCCGTCATCGGGCACAGCACGGTCTGCACGTCCATCGGCGGGAGGTCGGTGAGCACGTCGTCCCGCTTGCGCTGGATGTACAGATCCCCCAGGTTCTCCCGGAAGAACCTCTCGTAGTGGTCGCACGGATCCCAGGCGGGCCTGGTCAGGCACTCGTCGTAGCAGTGCAGCAGCTCCTCGATGATCTGCGTGTGCTCGCCGCCGAAGCGGGACTTGGAGGTGCGGAACCACTTGGCGATCCACCGGGAGTAGCTGCCGAACTTCTGCCCGGGGCCGGACAGGCGCGGGTAGAGGAGCTGGAGCGGGGCGAACAGCTCGGGGGCGAAGTTGGATATGGGGGTGCCGGAGGCAAGCCAGACCCGGTCGGCCATCCGGGAGAGCATCTTCATGGCGAGGACCCAGCTTGTCTTGCGGCCCTTCAGAAGCTGCGCCTCGTCGCAGATGATCGTGTCCCAGTGCTGGAGGTATTCCGGGCGCGGCTCGGGGAGAACCTTGGAGACGGGGCGGGTGTGCTTGTGGCTGCCGTCCTTGTTCAGGACGGGGAACACGGGGCGTTCGGCGAAGGGGCCGATCAGCTCCCTCCATCCCGGCTCGGCTTCCAGCGTGGCGGTCTGCATCTTGCCGCTGATCCGGTTGTACCGCTGGTAGAGGGGTTTGCCGGGGATGGTCTCCCGGCGGCAGAGCGAGGTGTAGGGGGCGTAGGTGAACCGGCTGGGGTCGTCCGCCCACCGGTTGACCTCGTTCCGCCACGTCCCGGAGTCCAGGATCATGGCGGGGGCCAGTATGAGCGTGCGGCCTACGGAGGCTTCGAGGAGCTGGCGGGACTTGCCGAGGCCGGGGTCATCGGCCAGGTACGCACGCGGGTGGGTCCGCAGGAACTCCACGCCGTCGGCCTGGTAGGGACGCAGCGGCGGGTGCAGGGGCGCCTCGGTGGCGAGCGCGGTCACTGGTCGTCCTCGCTGGGGGCGCCGGGGGCGAGACGGGCGATGGCCCAGATCCAGGCGATACCGGCGATCAGGAAACAGGCCCCGAGGATGTAGGTCCGGTGGGACACGGTGCGGCTCCTTACGGTGTGCGGGAAATGAGTGACCCCCGACAGGGAGTCAAGGCTCGACCTGCCGGGGGTTTCACCGGGCCCTCCCCGGCCACCGTGCTTCTCTGATCAGCGGTAGCGAGGAGACTGATCAAGGAGTACGGCGGGGCTTTCAGGGTTGTGATCCCCCTCCGAGGTGGCCGGGCTTCTCGGTCCGGCCACCAGGGAGATGCAGATCACCGCCTAGGTCAGGGATGTTTCCATCGTGTCGGGCTGCTTGATCTTGATGCTGTCCGTCATGAGGGGCAATCACCTGACCTTTCGTTCGCCCGCTGGCGTTCCCAGCGGAAGAGCATGGGGCGATTGGTATCTACTGTAGCACTCAGGGCCGTTCACCCCTATCACCTTGAGTGCAAGGCGAGGGTGTCGTCCACGCGGATGGTGAACCCCTGGACCACGAGGTTTTCCGCGTACTTGTTGGTGTGGTGGCCGCAGAACGTGAGGAAAAGCGCCCCGAGGCCCCAGGTCGTGTAGCCCTGCGCCCGGCACCGGTCGCATCGATCCTGCGCAGTATGCCGCATAGTCGTCACGCGAATCACCCCTGCTAGAAGCCCTGCGTACGAGTTGATCCTATAGTGCGAAGGGGCGGCAGCCCAGTACCGGCTGCCGCCCTTTTTCACAGGTCAGGCGCCCTGGACCGGCTTCGCCTTGAGGGCCGCCTTGACGACGGCGAGAGCAGCCGGGATGGCTGCGAGAGCGGCGGCCTTGGTGGCGCCGAGGTCGGACAGGTTCGCGTAGTTGGACAGCTCCAGACCCAGGAAGGTCTGGACGTAGGTAGCGACGGTGCGCTCCAGTAAGTCCGTCAGGAACGCGCGGTTGCGGAATCTCTTCACAGGTACTCCCCTGCTTGCGACACGGGACCGCCTACCAGCCCCGCTGTACTGGGATCCGCACGATGAACCCCGGGGGTACGTCGGCGGCGCTCGGGTGGCCGTGAAGCTGGGCTATCCGGTCGGCGTCGGCGTTGGAGGGGGCGATCCAGCCGCAGGCCCTCATGAGCAGACGCAGGGGAAGCCCGGGGAAGACCGTGGCCGCCTGGAACGGGACTTGGCCCTCGGGACGCTTGATCGGCGGCGGGTGCGCCTCGGGGAGGTAGACCTGGTAGGCATCCGTGGCGTACTGGGGCCACATCTTGAGCCCGTTCATGTACGTCAAGGCGACGGCGGCCAGGCACTGGTTCGTCAGGCCGTCCAGGAGCCATTCCCGGTCCCGTGGGGTGCTGCGCCCGGTCGCGTCGGCCCGGGTCTCGATCTGGAAAGCCCCGACGCGCTCCCGGTCGTCCCGGAAGTCGTAGTTGACCAGGTCGATCTGGGCTTCGCCCTGGGAGCCGGAAGCCGCGAGGGCGACGGCAGCCAGGATCTCGGCCGTCTCGGGGTTGCGCCAGGTACCGGTGCGGGCCCCGGCGGCGATGAGGGCCTGCCGGAGCTGCGCGCGGGTGGCGCGCATCAGTCGCCCGGGGGCTGCGGGGGGACGTGCACCGGCTCGTCGTCGGTGAGCGTCCACAGCAGGGCTTCCAGCTCCGGGGGCGTGCCGTGCGTGGGGTTCACGGCGTTGCGGCGCATGTCGGAGCGGAGGTCCAGAATGTGCCTAAGGGCCAGCCGAAGTAATCGTTCCACCTTGATCGTCTTCGCTTCCTGGTCTTCTTGGCGCTTCTCGAACTCTTCCATGCGCTCTTGGTAAGCCTTTTTGAAAAGCTCGAAGTCGCTGCTGTTGAGTTTGCGGTCTTCGGTAGCCCGGGTGTTACGGGACGTGAATCGGGCTCCGCCTAGCACGCATAAGCTCCCTACAACCGCCGCTCCGGCGCTTGCGAGGCTATCCATGACACTCACTTGATTTGCCTCTCGGGAACTGATTCTCGGTTTATCCGATCATAACAAAGCGGGCTATTTCGTCTGAATACCCTCTTAGCCCTGCGGCGGGGGCTCCGAGACGGTGAAGGTCCGGCGGCCGTTCTCCTGCACCTGGACCAGAGACGTCACGACCCACGGCAGACCCTCGCACGCGCCTTGCAACGCGACGCACAGTTCATCGATCTGATCGTCCGTGAGCAGCATGTTCGTGTTGATCGTGCCGTTCACCGAGGAGCCGTCCGTACCGGCCACGGTGTAACTCACCTGGACCTGCGTGTCGGTGGGTCCGAAGTCCGAGGACCCGCTCGGATAACGCCGTATGAGATCACCCATGGAAATGCTCCTTATGCCAGCTCGGCGGTGCCGCCGAGGCGTACGAAGTTGGAAGCCGCCCACGCTCCGCCACCGGGAGTCGGAGAGGCGCCGAAACGGCTGAGTGCGGTACTGGTGAGCGACGTGTACGACCACAGGGATATCGTCGTCGCTGTTTCCGCCTGGCCCACGACCAGAAGACGGTTCGAACCCGCTACCGCCTGGCCGGGGAAAGGGGTGACCAGGAAAGCGTTGGACGAGATGTTGAACGGGAGCCCTGTGATCGTCCAGGTGCCGGTGCCGAAGGTCGTGTCCGCCGCGATGGAAAGCGCGATGGAGAAGATCACGGCCTTGCCCTGGATCTGGTAGCGGATCGTCAGGGAGCCGCTGTTGACCGACATGGTGCCGGACGTCGGCGTGATCGTGAGGTTCGCGGTGTTCCAGGCACCCGCCTGAACGAGCGTCACCCACGAGGTGCCGTTGTACAACTGATCCGACGCCAGATCCGTGCGGTAGCAGCGGTCCCCGTTCGTCGGCGCCGGGAAGGCGGCGTCACGGGCCGTCTGCGTCGGGAACCGGGGGATCACCAGCGGATCGAGCTTGGCGGCGAGCGCCTGTTCCAGCGGGTCGGCGGTGTTGTACGGCAGCGTGGACTTGGTCGTGTAGCTCAGGGCCGACGCGTCCGCCGTGCGCTGTACCGCGATGGCCTGAGTAGCTGCCAGGTCCACGGCCTTCGGGGACAGCGCCCAGCGCACCCCGCCGCCGAAGTCCAGCCACAGGGTGCCGATGTAGTTGTCGGGCCCGTAGAACGCCACCTGCCCGTACGGGTCGGACGTCACCGAGCTGATCGCAGCGCCGGTCAGGGTCTGGAGGTCCGTAATCGGGGACCCGCCGCTGCGCGAGTTGTAGACGGACGCCGCCGCGTTGGCATACGGCAGGCCCGAGGTCCGGACGACTTCTCCGTCCCCGCCCGCCCCGTACAGGTACCGCGTCATCAGTTGACCCTCTCCCAGAACCAGCCGTAGATCGTGACCGCGTTGAGGGGGCTGGACGCGCTCCACTGCACGGTCAGGGAGGCGCTGGTGGGCACCGTCGTGTCCCGGGTGATCTCGGATGAGCCGTCACAGCGGACCGACGCTCCCGTGGTCGTCAGAGCCGTTGTGCTGGTCATCAGGGAGTGCGAGGTGAGGTTGCCGAACCAGGTGCCGCTGGTCCCGGTGGACGTGATCGTCACGTGGGCCGTGAGCTGGAAAGGCCGCGTGGCCGAGGCGGGGTTCGAGGCCGCCGTGTACCAGTTGGAGCCCATGATCGTGCCGGTGATGCCGCCGAGACGGAACCTGATCGCCAGGTCGGGCGTCGTGTTGAGGATGACGGTCGTGATGCCGTAGGCGGTGAGCCGGTACGTGGTGCCGACGGGCATGTTCGCCCCGATCGGCACATTGATCAGCTCGACCTCGGACGCGGTCCACTGCATAGCGACCGACCCGGAGGTACCCCGGTTGGCGGCGAAGCTGGCGTTGAACCAGCCGGTCATCGCGGCGTTGTACACCTGTTCCGCGCGGATGTCCGTGCGGTAGCAGCGGTCACCGTCCTGCGGGGCAGGGAACGCCGCGTCCCGGGCCGCCGCCGTGGCGAACCGGGGGATGACGAGCGGGTCCAGCTTGTTCGCCAGGGCCTGTTCCAGGGGGTCGGCCGCGTGGTACGGCAGGGCCGCCTTGGCGGTCGTGGAGGCTCCGGCGGCGTCGGCTGCGCGCTGCGTCGCGATGACGCGGGAGGCGGTGAGGTCGACGGCCTTGGGCGACAGGGCCCAGCGGACCCCTCCGACACCGAAGTCCAGCCACAGGACCCCGATGTAGTTGTCGGGGCCGTAGAAAACGGCTTGGCCGTAGACGTCGGTGGTGACGGAGGTGACCGCCGACCCGGAGATGTTCTGGAGGTCGGTGATCCGTGTGCCGCCGGTACGGGCGTCCCACACGGAGGCGACGGAGTTGGCGTAGGGGGCGCCGGACATCTGGATAATGTCTCCGTCGCCGCCTCCGCCGTATATGAAACGCGTCATCGGTCAGTTCCCCTTACGCGCCCGGCAGGACAATGCCGTCGATACCGACCCAGGACGTCTGTACGCCGCTGCCCATGTAGACGACGATGCTGCCGCTGGCGGTGATGGAGATCTTGGCGGTTCCGGGAGGTGAACTCGTACCGGATACCGAAATGGTGGAAGCACCTTCGTAGTAGGGCTGGACACTACTGACGGCGACGGCGGCCGGAAGGGTTCCCAGCGTGGTATTGCTTCCGATGTTCGTGCTGTTTACGGTGCCGATGTTTCCCCAGAGCGTCCACGTATTCGTCACCGAGTTGTAGACGGCGATGGGGTTCTTGCCGTTGGCGGCCTGGAATCCGTCGGCGAGGTTGATGGCGACGGGGACCGGGGCCACGGGGGCGGTCCAGACGGTCGACCAGACGGACGTCCCGACGTCGGAGGTCTTCACGTATACGCCGGTCACCACGGTTGTGCCGCTGTTGCGGACCACGCAGATGACGCCGGACGGGGCGTTGAAGAACTTGCTGTCCCGGTCTGCCGTCGAGGTGGCCGCGAGGACTAATCGTCCGTCCATGGCGGCCACTAACTGGGATAACCAGTAGGGCATGTCGTTGGTCCCGGCACTATCCGGTATCGGTAGTCCCGAGAAGGCGCTGTACAGTGCTCCCACGGATTTTCCCTCCTTTACTGTCGATCAACTATACCGACTAAACCGCCCGGAAACCGCCCGAGACCTTGCTGAAAATCGCGTAGCTGGCGCTTGCCGGGGTCAGTGTTGTGGGCTGTATCGCGAACCCTTTGATGGTGGGTGTGGCTGCCGTAATAGCCGTCCACCAGTCAGCCGGGATGGGGATGGTGCGGACCTCCCCCACCTCCAGTCGGAAAAACACCGGGCTGAAGGAATCCGTTCCCAGCGTGAGCACCGTCGGCAGCGCGTTGAAGTTGTGCGGGCAGAGCTGTAATTCGATGGCTTCCCGCTGGCCGTGCAGGGCGGCGATGCGGGCGACGGTGACGGTCATGGACGTCTTGGTGGTGCCGTTCGCGGGCAGGGCGTTCGTGGTGCCGTTGTAGTACGACCAGGCCAGCAGGCCGGGGCTGTCACCGGTCGCGCTGGTATAGCCCACGTAGCCCTCGTAGCCGGGGTCGGAGGATCCCCGGACGCGCATGGTCTTCATGTCGTAGACGGCCCACCCGGTGTTCTGGGTCGTGGGGGCGAGCCAGGAGGAGTCGGTGCCGCCGACCCGGCCGACGACCAGCCAGGCGTTGCGGCCGAGGTTCAGCACCTGCACCACGTCGCCGATCTTGCGGTTGGTGTAGGAGGCCAGGCAGGGGACGCCGAAGATCTGTGCGGTGCCGTAGCGCAGGTTCACCAGGCCGTCTTCGCGGTAGGCCGAGACGAGGGCCCGCAGCGTGGTGACCGAGCTGCCGTTGGTGGTGAGCTTGGATAAAAGGCTGGCGGCATCAGACATGGACGGTCAGCTCCTGCTTGGTGCTTCGAGTGGTGTACGCCGCGACTCCCGAGGCCCACGTGTAGCTGATGGAGTCCACGACGTGGCGTTCCTGGCGGCCGTCGAGACGGCTGACGATGATGACGTCCCCGGCCTCCTGGCAGGGGTGGTAGCGGCCGGTGAGGCTGAGGGTCTTGGACTCGCCCACGAGGTCGGCGAGGATGGCCCGGCCCACCTGCCATGCCTGCCGGTCGCTGACGATGAGCGGGGAGTCGTAGCGGTAGGGCTTGACTCCGAAGTGCCCGGCCAGCTCGGGGTGCCCGATGGGGTCGGGGCCCGCGTACGTCTTGGAGTTGACGTCGTCGTCCCAGACGAAGATGGGGCCGACGGGGGCGCTTCCGTCGGCGGGGGTTCCGCTGACGGAGATGAGGTTGAAGACGTTCTGCCGGTCGTAGGCGAACGAGGCCGAGATCTTGGTCAGGGCGTCCTCGGAGACGGTCCAGACGGGTTCGTCGCTCAAGGAAGGGCGCGGGACGAAGGAGAACGCCCCGGAGGCGTCACAGAGGGCGTCTGCGGCCAGCGCGGTGGCGATGGAGGCGTCGGAGGAGGTGCCGTGGACGACCGACCAGCGGTCCGAGTCGACGGTCATGGTCACCATCGCGGTGGTGGAGGCCAGGCCGCTGTCCCAGTAGAACCGGGCGTCCGGGACGGCCTCGGTGATCAGCTTCTCCGCCTGCCTGCGGTACGTCATGGACCGGTTGTCGGGGAGGTTGCGGGCCACCGGGAACTGGGAGTCGATGACGTCCTGCTCGAAGGAGACGCCTTCAACGGTCAGGTTGGCGAAGTTCTCCGTGATGGAGGTGAGCGTGTACAGCCCGGCGGGGATGTATTCGGGGGACGAGCCCAGGAAGCTGACGGCCAGGCGTAATCGCAGACGGCAGCCGTAGGGGTGGATGCCGTCGTAGCCGACGGCCAGCGTGCGGGCGATGGTAGCGGACAGCGTCCACCGGGACGTGCTGGTGCGGTCCTGGGTGTGGCTGCCGCTGACGATCTCCAGCGGGTACCAGTTCTTCCAGTCCGGGGACCAGTCCAGCAGGGGCGTGATCTTCAGCGCGGTGCCGTCGGAGAGGGCCCGGCGCAGTCGTTCCGAGTGCGCGAGCATCAGATGTTCTCCAGGCTCACCGTGTCGAAGTAGGCCACCTGTCCCGGGGCGGTCGCGTTGACCAGCACGGTGCAGGCCGCGAGGGATGCGCCCGGGGCGGGGGTCACGGACAGGCTGACCTTGGTCCAGGTCAACGGGGTCAGCGTCACGGTGCGGCCCCACTCCGACAGGGAGTCTCCGGTGAGGTAGCCGCCTGCTCCGTCGAGCCAGTCGAGCTGGAGGTCGGCCACCAGGCCGGTCGCCGAGTACATCCAGGCCGAGAACGTGTAGGTGCGGCCCTGCTGCACGCCGTACCGGGGGAGGGCGAGACCGCCCATGAGGCCCGAGGAGGCGGAGGTGAGGCGCCGCGAGTACGTGCCCTTGAAGGAGATGGTGGAGACCCGCAGGATCGAGGTGTTGCTGTTGAAGGAGTTCCAGCCGGTGCCGGGCAGGGACGTGGTCTCGCCGTCGGCCGTGTAGTCGTCCATCATGTTGCCGCCCTGGACGGCATCGAACGGCTGCGCGGGCACGTCGGTGAAGAGCGGGTACTGCTCGGTGGAGTCGCCGAAGGAGAACCGGGGGACGGAGACGGTCTGTCCGTAGGTGGAGGGGCGGCTGACCTCGATCAGGCCCAACTGCCAGGCGTAGACCTCGCGGCCGGTGCCCGAGGCTTGCGCGGCGTAGGAGGCGTCGTCCACGGTGAAGTAGCCGTCCGGGCGCTCCCACAGGGACGACTTGCGCATGATGACGCTCTGGGTCAGGAGCTGCTGCATGGCGGCGAACTCCTGCGGTCCCACGGTGATGAGGGATATGGAGGTGGAGAGCCCGTTGCGGGTGTCCGGGGTTACCACCGGGTAGGGGCTGCCGAGGATGACCTGCTTGTCGCTGCGGCCGTTGTAGCTGCCGCCGAGCGTGGAGGTGCCCCGGGCCTGTACGGAGGCGGCGGGGTTCTCCAGGTTGACCAGCCACATGTCCGGGGCGTTGAAGCCGCCTGCCGGTGCTGCCGTCCTGATGGCCGCAGCGGCGGACGGCTGCCCTAAGGAGCCGTCCACCTTGACCGGTACGGCGTAGTAGGAGACGTCCTGGCCGAGCGGGGCCTCCTGGTCGTACAGCCAGCCCTTCCCGGCGTAGTTCAGGTAGGGGTCTCCCCCGCGCACGGTGTGGATGCTGCCGTCGGCGTTGCGGCGGTAGACCGTGCACTGGAACGGGGCGGCCCAGACGCCGAGTTCCGTCGAGTAGTCGATCTTGATCCGGACGCCGCCGTAGGCCGGGTCGTCAATGACCCGGATGCGCCCGTCGAATGACGTGGCGTCCGTGATCGAGGTCGCTATCGGGGAACTTGCGGGGACTACGACCGGCATGTCACTTCTTCTTTCCGGCTGCGGCCACGATCTCGGTCACCTTCTCTTCAACGACCTTTTCCGTGTGGGCCTTGAACTTCTTTCCGTCGATGCTGACCATAATGGTATGCGGTGCGGTGACCGTTATCTTGGCGCTGCCGAGGGCCTTTGACTGCTTCTTCAGGGTGCTCAGTCCGAAGCCGTCGTCGGCGGCGGAGTCCGCGTACTTCCCGGACACCTTCTCCAGCTCCTTGTATTCCGCGTTCAGCTTCTTGAGGTCGCCCGCCGAGGAAGTGCGGGCCAGGGACTGGGCAAGCTGTCCGCCCTGCTCCGGACCCATCGCCGCGACCTGCTGGATGAGCGCCGGGGACAGGCCCAGCTTGGCCAGCGTGTGCAGGTTGACCTGGAAATCCTTGATGGCCTTGATCTTCGCCTGGAGCTGCTGGGTGAACCCGGCGGCCCGGTTGCCGGTCAGGCCGGACAACTGCCCCGTCTGCACGGCCGCGTCGTAGTAGCCGGTGCGGGCGTCGGTCGCGACCTGAATCTTGGCGTCGATCGCGGCCTTCTTGCCCGCAATGTAGTCCTGCGCGGCCTTCCGCTCCTTCGCCATTTCGGCATCGCGGGCCTTTTTCTTCGCAGCGGCGAGAGTCGCGGCGTCCTTGCGCTCCTGCTCCACGGCCTTGGAAGCGGCCTTGTACCGCTTTTCGTTCAGCTTGATCAGCTTGTTGTCGGCCGCGATTTCCTTGTTGGCCTTGTCGATCTGCTTGTCGTACTTGGCCATTTCCCGCTTCGCGGCGGCCTGCTCCTTGGCCGTCGTCGCGTTCAGGTACTTCTTGTGCGCGGCGTCGTACTTCTTCTCCGCTGCGTCGCGGCGGGCGCGGTCCTTGTCGCGCTCCTCGTAGGCGTCCCGGACCACGGCCCGCTGATGCCGGGTGCCCGACGCGTAGCCGTGCAGGCTGCCCATCGACGCCATGCGCAGGGAGTCGCGGTTGTTGTAGACCGTCTCGCCGCCGTGGAAATTGACCAATTCGGGGCCGCGCTCGCCGACCCAGGCCAGGCCCGGGGCTGCGCCGTCGGTGCCGGTCCAGTAGCCCTTGGGGGCCTTGGAGGCGTTCGCCTGCTGGACGTTGCTGATGTTACCGTAGGTAGCTACGATGTAACGGATTGCAGCCGCGACGTTCGCAACCGGGTCTGTGATTCCGCGTCCCCGCAGGCTGGAGGGCACGTAGGCGTTGAAGGTCGACGGGATCGTTTGCGCCAGGCCCTGAGACGGGTGACCGGCCTTCGCGTTCGAGTCGGTCAGGTTGATCGCCTTGGGGTTCCAGCCGCTCTCACGCGTGATCAGCGTGTTCAGGCCCGCCTGCCAGGCCGCGAGGGTGCCCGGCGGGGGAACCTTGGCCGCCTTCAGCGCCGCGTTGATGACCGCCAGGTGCTGCCCGGTGGGGATCGTCCCGTTGCGGGCGTGGAACGAGACCTTCTTGTCCTCGCTGTGGACGAAGTCCTTGATCTCCTTCAGCGGCTTCTTCATGATCCCAGCGGCGAGGTTGCTCCAGTCGCCGCTGCCCGGAACCAGCTTGTCGATCGTGGAGTTGGCCTTGTTGATGACCGGGTCCACCACGACCGCGAGAGCGCCCAGCGCGGCGTTCTCCAGGGCGTCCAAGCCCTTGCTGGCGGCGCTCTTCATGGAGGAGCCCGCGTCCTCGATCCAGCCGCCCAGACCGAACCGGCCGGAGCTGTTGGCGCCCTGGACGCTCCGGCCTCCGTGCAGGGCGGAGCGGAACGCCTTGACGCGCTCGTGGCCGCCCATCGCGGCGACGTCCTCACGGGTGAAAACGTGCTCGTCGGGCATCAGGACGGCGTTGACGGAGTCCTTGCCCGGCGTGGATCCCGGCGTGTGCGGGACGGCGCCGCCCTGGGCGAAGTGCGGGATCTTGTCGGTGTTGATCCGGCCCAGCGGGTTCTTCGTGTTGACGAAGCTCGCGATCTTGTCCATGATCGCGTAGATCGCGTCATTCCAGACATACTTGGCAACCCAGTAAATAGGCGTACCAATAGCCTTCTTGACGTTGTCCCAGACCTTCTGGATGCCCTTCCAGGCCGAGTCGAACGCGTCGATCAGGCCCTTCTTCATCGTCGTTCCCCAGCCGGGGATGGTCTTGGTGAAGAACGTCTTCATCGGCGCGAAGACGTTGTCCTTGATGGCCCGCCACTTCTCCCCGATCCAGTCCTGGATGCCCTGGAAGATCGGCTTGATGTACTGCGTCCACAGCGCCTTCGCCGCCCCGGCCACGGCGTCCCAGGCGGGCTTGATGATGTGGTTGTAGACCCACCGGAAGCCGTTGCCCATGGCCTTGAAGCCGTCGCCGATCCACCCGAACACCGGACCGAGGGTGTGGTTATACGTCGTCACAGCCGCAGAGGCGAACGCCTCCCAGGCAGGCTTCAGCAGGTGGTTGTACACCCACCGGAAGCCCGCGCCCAGAGCGTGCCACCCGGCCATGATCCAGCCGAAGACCGGCTTGAGGACGAAGAGCCACAGCGCCTTCACGGCGGCTTCCAGCAGGATGAAAACGACCTTGAAGATCGTGGAGTAGACGGTCCACCAGATCTTCGCCAGGAAGACGAACGCGTCACCGATGAAGACCAGCGCGGGCTTGATGGTGTGCCACAGCCACAGAGCCCCGGCGGCGGTCGCCTCCCAGGCGGGCTTGAGCGCGTGGGTCCACAGCCACATGCCCCACTTGCCGACCTCCTGGAGGCCCGTCCAGATGCCCTGGAACATCGGCTTGAGGGCGTTGTTCCACACCCACAGGGAGGCCGTCTTGATTGCCGCCCAGGTGTAGGACCAGATCGTCTGGAACCAGGTCGTCTTGGTGGCGATCACGACCACGACTGCGATCAGCGCGACGATCGCGGTGACGATCACACCGATCGGGCTGAGACCCCACGCGATCGTCAGGGCGATCCACGCGGTCTCCACGGCCTCGATCACGGTCACGAGGAAGCCCCAGACCGCCACGGCCGCGTTCCATCCGATGATGGCCAGCTTCCAGGCGATCATGGCGTCCGCGATCAGCCGGATCGTGCCCGGCGGCAGCGCGTTGACGATGTCCACGATCGCCTTGGAGGTGATCCCGATGACCGGGGCCAGCTCGATCGCCACGTCAGAGATCGACTGGAAGATCTCCCCCAGGGCCTTGACCGCTGCGGGCTTGAGGTTGGAGATCGCCAGGTTGATCGTGTCCAGCACGTCCGCGATGGCGTGCCCGTTGCTGGTGCCCGTCCCGTCGAGGATGTCCCAGATGTGCTTCACCGTCGTGATCAGGCCGAGGAAGATCGGCTTGAGCTGGTGCCAGGACTGCATGAACCGCTCACGGAAACGTTCCGCCCCGCCGTTCTTGCCCCAGGCGCTCGCACGGTCGCCGAGCGTCTTGAAGTAGCCGGACATCTTCTCCGCGACCGGCCCGAAGGCCCGGACCAGCGCCCCGCCCGCCGTGGCGAAGCCCCGGAACGCCAGGATCGTGTTCCGGACGATCGGGATGCCGTACGTACGCAGGAAGGTCACGAACCGGGTCAGACCGTCGCCGGACATCCAGTTCTTGAGGCCGTCCGCGACATCCTGGATGACCGGGGCCATCTCCTTGATCAGCGGGATGAACTTCGGCAGCGCCAGCGCCGCGCCCTGGATGACCGTGGTGACCGGGGCCAGCGTGTACTTGCTGGTAGCCCCGATGAACGACTGCCAGGCACCCTTCGTCTGCTCCAGGGAGTTGTTGAACTTCTTCTCCGCCGGGGTGAGGTCATCAATGGCCTTCTTGTGGGCCTTCTCCGCCTCGGTGACGTCCTTCAGCGCCTTCTTGTACGCCTCGGTGCCCGCCGTGGTCCCGGCGAGGCGTTCCTGCGCCTTCTCCAGGGCGATCTGGGTCTGGTCGACGGCCTTCTTGTGGGCGACGGCCTGCTTGACCGCGCCCATCGTGGCCCCGGCGTAGATGCCCATGGCGCCACCGGCCGCGACACCGAACGAGGCGGCGGCAGCGGTCGCCCCGCCCAGCAGGTTCGTCAGCGCGGGGAGCTGAGGCAGGACCGAGGCGATGAGCCCTGGAAGGCTCATGAGGGAACCCAGGTGCAGGTTCAGCGGGTCCTTGATCTTGCGGACCCTGCGCCGCGAGGTGTCGTCATCGTCGTCCGTGTCGCCGTCGCCGAGGTCCGGGACGCGCGGGGCATCCGGGTCCGGGTCGGGAGTCGGGTCTCCCCCGCCGCGCCGGGCAGGACTGACACGCGGGTTGGGCCCGGTCGCGGTGCGGATCGTGATGGGGGCAGCGGCTGCGGCGCGGATGGCGGCGATGGAGGCTGCGGCGTTGCGGGTGTCCACGTCGGCGTGGATCGTGAGCGTCCGGGCGCTCATGGCGGTGATCGCTGCATCTAAGGACGCGAGCGTCGCCAGGGCGGCCGTGTCGTCCACCTGGGCCCGGACGGTGATGGCCGTGTGGTTCAGGTGGTCGGCCTGGGCCTGTAACGAGGTGAGCTGTGCGGAGAGATCGGCGTAGCCCGATAAGGACGCGGTGACGGAGATGTCCCTAAGGCTGCGTAACTCCTCCTTCAAGGCGGTGATCTTGGCCTTGGCTTCGGTGTCGTCCAGCTCGATTTTCGGGGTGTACTTCTGCTTGGCGAACTCCTCGGCGTCCTTCTTGGCCTGCTGAAGGTCGCGGTTGAACTCGGAGCGGTCTAATCGAAGGTTGGCTTCGATGCTGCCAGCATTGTAAGAACCCGACACTGGCCCGACCTCTCCTCGCCCGAGTACGCATGTCGGATATGTAGCCGACGCTCCAAGATTACCTTTTGGGGGTCGGGCAGTATAGAGCGATCTCCCGTTTATGAAAATGCTCGTGGGGTCGGAGCTATTTCAGCTCCGACCCCACGATCTCCACCCGGCACGGCGAGTCTTTTAGACCCCTGGAGGAAGGTCGTCCCAGCTCGTCAATTCGACGGCGCCTCCCGACGAACCACCGTCGTCGTCCTCCCCATGGAACTCAGGGTCCTGGTTTAGTTGTTCGACGTACATCCGCTGGTCGTGCCAGGGAAGTGCGTCCCACTGCTGCCGGGTGAGGCCGAGGATTTTCAGCACCGTGTAATACAACCGGCGCTGGTCCTCTCCTCCGGTCAGTCCGTCGTAGCGGCCATCAATTTTCCCGGGTTGAACTGCTCCTGGAGCCACCGGGAGAAGAGAACCTTGTGGCGCCAGGGAAGCTGGGCCAGGATCTCGACGGACGGGGTGTTCTTGCACAGACGCGCAGTGAGGGCGTCCATCTTCTTCTCCAGCTCATCGGCGCGGTCGGAGATCTTGTCCATCTCCTCGTCCGATAACTGCTCGGGGTCGATGTCCTGGACGTCCTTGTACTCGCGGACGACGGCGAGGACGGCCTTGCGGTAGCCCGCCATGGCCTGCTGGGACGGCTCGGGAACCGTGCCCTTGGCCTCGGGGCCCTCCACGAAACCGGTGAAGTCGTAGTCCAGCGGCTCGACGGCCGTTGCTGCGGTGAAACCTGCCATGGTGCTGTAGTCCTTCTCGCTGTGCCGGGTGAATAGTTCGATGTGAGGGATCACGAAGGCCCTTAGAGAGCGGCGGCGATCATTTCCTGGATGACGACCTGGGACGGCGCGCACGTGCCTTCGAACTGGAAGCTGTACATGCGCTTCTCGTTGGACCGGCGGAACGAGGTGTCCACGTTCGATCCGACGACGCCCTGCGGGATCAGGTACCGGCGCCAGTAGCCCTGGACGTTGACCGTCTCCAGGCCGATGGCCCAGGAGTTGAGGTTGTCCTGGAGCGTGAGCGTCTGGTAGCCGGGGATGCCGGTCGCCGCAGCGGTGGTGACGAGCGTGCCGCCGCCGTAGGCCCACAGCGCGTGCTGAAGGTTGTCCTCGGCGAGGTCGCCTGACACCTGGTAGCTGTGGCTGTCGGCGAGGACGAGAGCGGGGGTGCTCTGCTCCTCGATGTTGATGGTCTTGGTCGACGTGCCGATCTGGAGCTTCCAGCCCTGGTCGGTGGCGCCGAGGTTCTGCCAGTTACCGCCCCAGTCAGCCCCCTTGGCGACGGTAACCGCCGGTAAGAGAGCGGGGATCGCCGGGTCGTACGGCTGGATCCAGGCACTTGCGACGCCGACGACGACGTTCTTCGGATTGATCGATCCGGGCGTAGTAACCACTTCCCTAAATAGCTCTTCCGGTCCCCCGGATAGAGGCGTTTTCCTGGTCCGCGTTTGTTGGCCTTACGCCCGGACCTTAGAAGCCTGCCAGTGGCAAGTATAAAGTCGCGGATCACCAATGCCAACTACGGGCTATTACGCGCTTTCGCGGTAACGGATCCCGTACTTGAGGCACATCATGCGGACGATGTCCGCGTCCCGGGGCGAATAGCCGGTGCCCGCAGGAGTGAGGTCGGGAAGGCCCACGCCGCCCAACTGGAACAGCGTGTTCGGGTGCTCCAGGTAGAGGTACACCAGCGGCTCCGGAGCCTCGGGTGCCTTTTCCACCTGCGCCTTCGCCGGTGAAGCCTTTTCTACTGCCATGACGTTTTCCTCAGCTCTCGTAAATGCTGGATTCGGCTTCGACCACATACATGGCCTGAAAGGACGGCCGGTTGGCACTGTCCAGGGGCTGCCCGGCCGGGCTGCCCTGCGGGGTCGAGCCGAACCGGGAGATGTAGACGACCTGCTCACCACCGATGACCGGGCGCCCGGCCGTGATGATGACCTTGTCGATGTCCCGGGCCAGTTGCTCCGTCTCGGCGAACACGTCGTTCCACGTCGCCGCAGACAACCCCATCCGGCCAACGACCTTCACCTGAAAGGCGCGGGCCTCGATGTGACCGTCGACCTGCATGCTCCCGCCGCCGACCGGAGTCACCACGAGGTACTTCCGGGGCTCCGACGGCGGACCCACGGGCCCTTGGTAGATGACCGGCATCTCCTGGCCGTCCAGGGGCTGCTCTCCCAGCCAGTTCATGAAGTCTCTGGTGAGCATCAGAAGATCCCCAGCGCCTTCAGTTCCTGCTTGGCCCGCAGCTCGTCCTCGGTGAGGCGGTGCACGTTCGGCGGGCGGTGGTAGACCTGGTCGGTCCCGTCCAGCACTTCCGGGGAGCCCGACGCCCGCAGGTCGTGGAACTCCCGGGGGGCCAGCTCGTAGTACTCCAGGTTGAGGTCTTCCATGGACTCGGCCATCGCCCGGTGCATGGCCTCCCGGCCGTCCAGAATGGCGTCTGCGAGCTTGTGCAGGATCTCGGGGTTCTTGTTCATCAGCGCCGTGGCCAGAGCCAGCGCGATACCGCCCTGAGGGTGGTTGAACTCGATGCCGACTTCCTGGTAGTGAGCATAAACTGTATGCTAGGTCTGACCTGATCAACAGTGAGAGTGCCAGTTAAGTCGGTGGCACTCGCGTTGATCAGTTCGTCAATCCCTTCGGAGAAGGAATTACCCATGGACATCACCTCCTCGAACTCCGCCGAACCCGCAACCGGTTCCAGCACCTGCGCTGTGGACGACTGCACGAGCGCCGTGTGGGCCCGCAAGATGTGCTCCCGCCATTACCAAAACTGGCGGCTGTACGGCTCCCCACACGGCACTGGATGGCACGATCCCGACAACATCCGGGATCGTCGTATCGCGTTCTTCTGGGAGAACGTGACCAAGCAGGGACCTGACGACTGTTGGCCCTGGAATCGCAAGCCCACGGCCAACGGTTACGGACAACTCCGCTGGCTGACAGGCACCGTTTCTGCGCATCGCGCCGCCTACGAGATCGCTTACGGACAACCCCCGAAGGCGATCGACGGCAAACGCGTGAACATAGACCACACCTGCCATGACCCGGCGGTATGCAAGCTGAAGACGGATTGTCCGCACCGGCTGTGCTGCAACCCGGCCCATCTGGAAGCTGTGACCTGGAGAGAGAATTTGGACCGAGGAGACACCAGTCGTCCCGGAAACGGCGGCCTGCCCACGGCGCGATAGCAACCTCACCACCACTCCCGGCTGAGGTTGAACTGCTCCAGGCTGAACATGGAGCCCTCGTAGGCGTTCTCCACGACGGGGTTGTCCGTGCGCTGGGTGGACGCGGCGCCCGGGAGGGACAGCATGATTTCCCCGGTGCGGATCTTTTCCAGCGTCGCCATGGCGGACCCGGCCTTGACCTGCACCGGGTGGTTCTGCGCGATGGGGATGCTGCCGAGGTAAGTGATCGTGGCGTAGGACGCGGCAAGGTCACGCGAGAGCATGCGCACGATGGGCGGGACGGCGGAGGCCTCGATCGGCAGGGAGTATCGGGCGGTCAGGTAGCCGTCGATGAGCGCGTCGGCTTCATCGATCTTGTCCTGGATGTCCGGGTCCGGTAACACGGCGGCGCTGGTGGGGTCCATCAGCCCGCCGGAAGCGAGGGCCGTTCTGACGCTCGCTAACGTGGAGTACGACATTACGGCCCTCCCCTCTCGTAGGTGTTACTCGGCAGCCTTGGGGCGGCCCGGACGGCGCGCGGGGGCCTTCGGCTCCTCGGCCTTCTCCTCGGCCTTCTCCTCGGCCTTCTCCTCGGACTCCTTCGGCCCCTCGGCCTCGGGCTCCGCGTCCGCGTCGGGCTCCACGATCTCGCCGACGCCGTTGCGCACGTGGTACTCCGCGATGGACTGGGGGAGCTTGATCGACTCGCCCGTCTGTACCGGAAGCAGGCTGACGCCCCGGTCGGGATGGAAGATCGACGTGTTCGGCCGGGTGACCCGGAACAGAACGTTCGCTTCTGCCATTTACCTGACTCCTTGTGTCACTATGCCGGGCTGTGAAATAGCCTCAATGGGTCTTATCAGACAGACCCAATTCTGACACAAAAGTCAAGGCCGGGCCATAGTGGGCTATTTCCCCGGGACGTACTTCTTACCATTCAGAATGTCCGACAGAAGCGGGGCCGAAATAGCCTCCTGCTGCGCGAAAGCCGTCCTCGTACCCCTGTGACCAGCAAACCTAGCCCGGATCTCCTCCGCCCGCTCCACCGTCATCTTCACCCGAGGCTTCCCACCCGACGGCACATAATCCGGATCCACCCACGTCTGGTTCGCCAGCAGATACGTGATAGTCGCCTTCACCACGCCATACTCCGCCGCCAGTTCGCCGTGCCGGTAGTTGCCTGTCGCATACTTCGCCCGGATCTCCCGGACTAGGGGCCACGTCAACTCGGCGGCAGGATTGTTGTCTCCCCGGCGGTGCTCCCCGCCCAGGTTGCTGAGGGGGACATAAGCGGGGTCGTGCCACAGCTTGTTCTGGAGGACGTCCTGCACGGTAGACCGATCGACCTGGAACCGGGCCGCCAAGTCGGCCTGCGTCCACTTGCGGGTGGCGAACAGTTCGCGCAACCACGTGGCATCCGTGCGCGACAGAGCGGTGGTGCCGTTGATGACGCGGTCGTCCGACTGTTCAGCAGCGGTTCCCCAGCAGAGGTTGGAGAAGTGGTTGTTGAACGGGTTGCTGTCCCGGTGCCGTACCTGCGCCTCCGGGAAGGGCTTCGCCCCGTGGAACGCCTCGCAGACCAACGTGTGGACGCGCCGGGAGTACTTCTTGCCGTCGAGGTGCACGATCACTTGCAGGTAGCCGTGGTTGCCTATCACCGGCTTCACCACCGAGCGCGGGCCGGTGATCTGCCCGTCTTCGCGGATCCGGTACAGGGTGAACGTGGGGTGTGTGAGTTCCAGCATGCCCTACATGCTACATCATTACTAGAACGCCAGAACCCCCTCCGTTTGGAGGGGGTTCTGGCAGCTCGTAGGCCTGTGACCTGCGGGTATGCTAGATACCCGTTATCACACGTCCTGCCTTCGGCTGGTCGAGGAAGATCGCCGACTGGCGGACGACGTTGCAGCGCCACGTCTCGTTCGTGGAGTTGTGCTCCAGCGGCGTGACGTCAAGGGCGCGCTCGTCGGCGATGCCGCCGATGGTGCCCGCCTCCAGGAGGATCGCGCTGTTGGTCGGCACGCGCCACGACTTGACGACGCGGAACTGACCGAAGAGCAGGCCCGGCAGGGACAGCTTGTCGGCGGACGCGGTGCGGTCCGAGCCGACGAAGTACTTGTTCATGTCCGAGTTGAGCGCCAGGTCCATCGCCCGCGCGTGGTGCAGGATCAGGGTGTTCGGCTCGAAGCCGAACTTGGCCACGCCGGTCTGGTTCGTGGTCTCCGCGTCGGCGAGCTGGATGGCCAGCATCGCGTTCGCCAGGGTCGAGCGGACGTCCGTGGCGGTCGCCCACGCGGTGCCGGAGGCGGTCGACGCGAGGCCCGCGATGGCCTGGGCCAGGAACGCGTCCTCCCAGGCGGCCTTCATCGAGTTCACGACCTGCGTGATCGACGTGTTGACCCTGTCCATGTCATTCCTGCGCCGCATCTCTTCGGTGAACTCGATACCGAAGGCCCGCTTGATGGTGCGCGCGGCCTTGCCGATGCCGAGGTTCGCCGTGATCAGCGGGATCTCGCCGCCTTCAGCGACCACCGAGGGGCCGCCGTTGGCGTAGAGCGGCGTGGACTCGTTGTACAGGACGACGCCGCTGGGGACGTCCTGTACCTTGCGTAACACCGTGTCGGTGATGAACTGCTGGTCGGCCAGGGAGAGGATCCTCTCCTTGATGACCGCCGGGCGCTTCAGCAGGGTGTTGACTGTGAGGCGGTAGCCGTCGTTGCTCGAAACGGTTCCGACCGTGGTCTGAGGCATGTCTCAGTCGTCCTTTCTAGTTCTTCTCGGGATCAGACGCCGAGACGGAGGTCGACCGGGCCGGTCGAGCCGTTGGAGATGGCGGCCTGCGCGATGCCGATGATCGCGGCCGGGGAGTCGGTGCCGGACACCCACGGAACGACGGTTCCGGCGGCCCCGGCCTTGAGGACGTCGAACGCGGCGACGGCGCCTCCGGCGAGAAGGTTCCAGACACCGGCCTTGGAGACGGCGACGTAGTCGACCATCGTGGAGGTGTCGAAGGCCTTGCGGGTCACGCCCGTGCCGTAGGTGATGTCGTTGTCCGGGACGGAGGTACCGACCGCGTCGTCAGTCGCGACACCCGCGACCTTGAGCGAGGTGACGGCCGCTTCCTGGACCTTGGTGGTGCTGGACTCGGTGACGAACTCGACCAGGCGCCCGGCGCGGACGGCGCCGGAGCTGATGACCTGGAAGGTCTGCGGTGAACCGTGCTTGAAGACGGGGCTCACACCCATTGTTTTCTCCTTCGAGAGGTCTGCCGGGAGCCCCGGTCAGTAGTCGTACTGCTCGCCCCAGAGGGAGGCGAGCTTCTTGTCTTCCTGGGCCGCCAGGGCTTCGACGTCGTCGCGGTCCGGGGAGTAGCTGTGACCCCGTTCACGGGCGAGGTCGATGTAACCCGTGGCGGAGTCGAGGAGCTGCCGCACAACGGCTGCTGCGTCCACGGTCTCGATGCCGCCGATCGCGTTGGAGAACTCCAACGTGGCTGCGGGTCCGGCCAGCAGGACCGGACGGGCCAGGTCGACCAGCGCGGCCGGGACGCCCTTGCGGACGTAGTCGGCCTTGAGGCTGTCGAACTGCTGCGCGGCGAGCTGGGACTGAAGGACAGCCACCTGGTTGGACAGGGCGACGACCTCGGGGCCCGCCTCGTTGGACAGGGAGACCGCTCCGGCTCCGACCAGCTCGCGGGATTCGGCCGGGGCCTCCTCCTGGACGGCTGCCGCCTGCTCTTCAGCGATGGCGGCGGCCTCTTCGGATCCGGCGGCCTGTGCGGCAGCGTCCTTGGCCTCGGCCTCGGCCCACAGCTTGGCCATCTCCTCGTCAGAGAAGCCTTCCAGGGAGTCGTCCTCCCCGAGCGTGGGGTCTTCGGTGCCCAGGCCGCTGTTGAAGTCGCCGGAGGCCAGGCGTTCGACCAGTTCGTCGTCCGTCGGCTCGGCCGTAACCTCGGCGACGGCCTCGGTCTCCTCGGAGACGGTCTCTTCGGCGGTGGCCTCGGTCTCGTCGGTGTTCTCCGCGCCGGTCTCGGTGTCGAGGCCCAGTTCGGCGGCCAGCTCGTCCAGTTCGGCGTCCGAGAGGGCTTCGACGGCGGCGGCGATGTCCTCCTCGGAGGGGATCCCGGCCTCTGCTTCGGCGTCGGCGAGGAAGTCGGCTTCACCCGGCTCTTCGATGAGTTCGTCGTCGTCCACCTCGGCGGTGGCGGTTTCGTCGGTGTCGAAGGCGGAGCCGAAGATTTCCAGCTCGTCGTCCGTCATTCCGAGGGCGTCCAGCGCTTCGGGGGTCATTCCGGCAGCCGTGGCCACCTGCTGTAAAAGGTCGGCACGTGTGGCCATGTGCTCCAACTCCTCGTAAGAGGTTGCGGACAGGTCGATCACGTTTTCCGCCGGACCTCCGTTGGACAGCGCCACCTCTTCCCAGGTGCCGAGTCCTGGAATGACCGGGTCTAACGTGCCCAGAACATGCTGAAGCGCCCGGGGGAAATGTTTCCCGTCCGAGCGCTGGTAGTTTTCGAGGATGCGGGCGGACACGCCTAACTTCGGGTTCTCGTCCAGAACCTTGGCTGCGTCCGGGGTGACCTGGAAGACGGCGTACAGGCCGTCTTCATCGACCTCTACTGACTTGACCTCGCCACGGAACCGCTCGGGGTCGAGGGTGTGGGAGTTGTTGTCGGGGGCCATCATGAAGGCCACCTGGTCGTAGGCGCCCTGATGGAAGGAGTTCGCCAGGTCGGTGAGGTAGGCGTCATCGAAGCGGATTTTGCGGCCCTTGTAGTTGATCGTGGCCTTCGGGAGGATCCTCTTGCGATACACCTTCTGGGACAGCGCGATGGCGGCACCGTCGTCCTGAGGGGACAACAGTAATTCGCTCTCGGGCATCCCGTTACCTCACTTCACTTTCGACTGCGCATCATCTTAACTGACTAGTCCCAGTATTGGCTATCATGCGCCCTTGAATCAAGCAATACCAGGATGAGCTGGGCATGCTTTTTACGGGCTATTTCCGCGGGCTATTTCAGTGGGCCTTTATCGGCGTTCCAGGGAAATCCAACTGCCTGCGCCCAGCGTCGCCGTCTGCCCTGCGGTTCCCGAGGCGAACGTGACCGTCAGGTTCCCGGCCGTTCCGGTAGTGATCAAGGACCCCGTGAGCATCGCCGTCTTGTTGGCGCCGGACCCGGACCATGTGTCGATCGAGGAGATGAGCGGGAAGCTCGTCGCCACCGAGTCGCCCCAGATCATCGTGGCGCCGGACGGCCCCGTGAAGCCGTGGGTGAAGGACACACCCGCCGGGGACTGGATGACCAGGCAGCCGCGCAGCAGGTACGTGGTGTTCGCCTCCACGGCGATGACGAGCTGCGTGGAGGCGGTCTGCGCGGTCACGGTGACGTTCTGGGCCGTGGACGCCAGCGCGGACAGGGTGTTCTGGATCACGATGATCGCGCCGTTGGCCTGGCGCACCTTCAGGGTGTTGTTCTCGCAGTACATGACGGCGGCATTGGGGTTGGCGTTGGGGACCGTGGTGGCGTTCGTGAACGCGATCAGTGCGCCGTTGCCTCCGCCGAACGATCCGGACGACCCCATGCGCAGGTTCGCCAACTGGCTGGTTCCGGAGGCCGTGAACGACGTGCCGGTGAAAGTCGTGCCCGTGAGGCCGCCGGTCAGGGTGCCGCCTGAGAGCTGGAGGTAGCGGGCGTCGCCCAGCGTCTGGGTCAGATAGCGGGCGTCGTTCGGGTCACCCGTGGTGCCACCGCCGATGTTGCCCCGGACCAGGCTGCCCGCGCCTGCGAGTTCCAGCGGGCCCTGCGCCAGGGTGCCGGAGACGATCAGGGTGTTGCCCTGGATGTTGTTGCTGCCGGTTCCTCCGGTGCTCTCCTCGCGGATGAGGGAGCGCCCGGCGCCGTTGGTCGGGGCCGAGCGGATGGTGTTGCCCTGGACGACGTTGTTGATCGCACCGGACTCCAGGCGGATGCCGGAGGCGGTTCCGGCCGTGCCGAGGGCGCCGACGCCGAAGATCGTGTTGGAGGTGGCAGTGCAGTTGGGGGCGGCGATGAAGACGGCGTCCCCTCCGAGGCTGTCGAAGGTGCAGCCCAGGAGCTGTGTGCTGCCGACGGTCTGGATGCGGATGCCCTTGGCGGCGTTGGTGCCGCCGCCTACGAAGTTGCATTCCGAGACGGTCTGGAAACCGGCCAGGTCCAGGATGTGCACGGCGGTTCCGGTGCCGGTGCCGCCGGAGCCTCCGAGGGTTTCGAAGTCGCAGCCGATGATCTGGTTCTCGGTGCTGGACGACATGGTCAGGCCGCGTCCCGGGCCGGTCGAGCCGGTGGAGTTGTCGAAGAGGCAGCCGATGACGCGGTTGTTGTGGCCGAAGCTGCCGCCGGACATGCCGCCGAGGTACAGGGCGTCGTCGCGGCAGGCGGTGAAGTGGACGTTGTCGAACCGGCAGGCGATGGCTCCCAGGGCGTTGATGCCGCCGGAGCTGCCGAGGGTTCCCTGCGAGAGGCAGTTGCCGTCGATCGTCAGGTCCCGCATGGTAATCCGGGTGTCGGCCCCGGTCATCTGGAAGATGTAGCAGTTCTTGTTGGCCTTGAGCTGAATGCGGGTGCCCCATCCGGCGCCGAAGATGCTCAGGCCCTCCCCGGCCGGGATGCTGATCGTGGAGGAGACCGCGTACGTACCGGCGGGTAAGTAGACGGAGGTGTGCGCGGAGGACGCGTCGTTGATCGCGGCCTGGAGTGCGGCCGTGTCGTCGGCCACCCCGTCGCCGATCGCTCCGTATGCGGGGCTCTTGACGTTGATGCCAGCGGACGCCCAGGGGCCCTCGATCATGTAAGCCATCAGGCACCCCGCCCGGGTAAGTCGCTTGGCATCCCGTTTACCCCCACTAGATAGATCCATCTCATGTTACGGGTTCAATGCCCGATTTCCTACGCCTGGAAGGCTTCCCTCCAGCTTCTTGCAGCGTTGCTTGCAGTGCTGGCTGTAGAGGGCTCGGGCAGGGGTCGGCAGCCGTCCACGAGGCGGTTACCCCATTCTGAAAGATGAGGTCGCCCCCTCCCCCGGGCGTGTGCGCGCGTACACGTACATGGATCACATCTCAAAACAGGGTAACGAGGTAACTCACATGCATTTACGCAGGTCAGAGCACATATTTGGGTTACTTTTTACGAGGTAACTTAGGGGTAACTAGAGGGTAACCAGGGCTGTTCCATGATCAACTAGCCAAGACTTTGTCCTGACATTTGAGCGACCAAGATCAAGTTACTTCCCTGGTTACCCCGCCGAAGTAACCGTGGACACCTTGTGATCACGTGTTAGGGTGTGCCCCTGAAACGTAAGAACCCCCGACCGGCGGTCACCAGTCGGGGGGCTACTGAGAGGGCAAGCTCTCTATGACGGAGAATATCTCCCCTACCACCCCGGCAGCAACCACCCTCGCCGCCACCCCGGTTACGAAAGCCACCCTCGACACGGGCTGGCTGATGACCCGGGACAACGTCGTCCACGTGATCACGCGTGGACGCGACCCCCAGGACTCCTCCCAGTACATCCTGGACGAAGAACCCTACGGTGATTTCGACATCGTGGCACTCGGCATCATCGCCGACGACAAGACCGAGCGCCGGGCCTGGGACGTCGTGATCGTCCGGCAGAGCGACGGCAAGGAGCTGCGCCGCATCCTGGACGAGAAAACCCTCGCGGACAGCAAGAGGCTGACGCTGTGGCTGACCTCGGCCGGAGTCTCCGTGATGTGCCCCGACGGCGCGCTCGGCGGCGGTGTTGCCCAGGGCGTGCGCCTGCTGCGCTACATCAACGCGCAGAAGCCGCCGGAGGCCACGATCGTGGACCAGGTGGGCTACCACCCCGACCTGAACGTTTTCGTGGCCCACGAGGGCGTCCTGCGCCCGGGAGACACCGCGTTCGACCCCAAGGCGCCCTACCGTCCCTCTGCGCAGCTCTCCACGTCCGGGGACGCCCCCTTCGCCTACGGGTTCGCGCCGAAGGGTCTGGAGGAGGTCCGGGACGTGCTGGCGCAGGTGCTGACGTTCCATGACGAAACGCCCCTGGCGGTCGCTGCGTCGTGGATGGTGATGTCCCTGGTGCAGTCCGCGATCATCCAGCACACGTCGCATTTTCCCGTGATGGCCATCGAGGCGCCGTCGGGGTCGGGCAAGACCACGGGTGCCCTGTCGATGCTCCGGCAGTTGCTCACGGGCAACACCTCCGGGCCCTCCCAGGGAACGATCCCCGACGTCCGCCAGAAGATCGCGTCCACCCGGTCCGGATTCGTCCACATTGACGACCTGGACGACCCGAAAGCCGTGTTCGAGATGCTGCGGCTGTCGACGGCCGACGGCACCAAGATGATGCGCTCGCACGCCTCGGGGTTCATGGCCTCCCAGCACTCCCAGCTCACCGGAACGATTCTGCTGACCGGCGAGTACCTGGGCCTGCGGTCCCAGAAGGCGCTGGTGGACCGGATTCTGATGCTGGAGCTGACGGACCCCACCAACCGCAAGTCCCAGATCCCCGGCCGGGAGCACATCTCCCAGTGGGCCGACGTGACGGCCCTGTCCCGCCGCTACCCGGGCAGTGAGGGCATGTCCGTCCTCGCGGGCACGGTCGTTGCGGAGATCCTGCGCTGGCTGGACGACATCGAAGCGCTGCTGGACGAGGTCAAGCCGTGCCCGGGACGTCTGGGTGACAAGTACGCGACGGTGCTGGCCGGGGCCTGCTTCGTGGATCACCTGCTCGGCGACTCCAAGGCGTGGATCAAAAAGGGTGATACGTACGCGCAGGTGATGGCCTGGGTCGAAGAGGACATGCAGTTCGCGAACTCCTGGGACAACGCCCTGACGACCGAAATCCTCCCCTGGGCCCTGCACGAGTACGGCGGCTGGGCCGGGGTGGACATCAACGCCTACGAACCGGTCAAGATCTCCGGCAAGACCTTCGTCACCGCGCCCGGCTTCTACAAGGAGGACGGGGACAACGGGGAGGGCATCTTCATTCACCCGCGCACCCTCGCCGACGCCTGGCGGGCCTACGTCGGTCACAAGGCCGAGGACCGTGTCCACTCGTCCGCCGCCATCGTCGCGCAGGCCAAGATCGCCGGGTTCGTGGAGAAGGTCATCAAGGTCCCCGGCGGCAAGTCCGTCAAGGGCTGGATCCTCCACGGCGACAAGGTGGAGATCATCCGCCAGCGCGCAAGCTGACCCCGAGAACGCGAGACCCCCGCCGGACGTATCCGGCGGGGGTCTTCTGCTGCAAGGTCAGGAAGCGGGGTTCCGCTTCGCCAGCCGCTCGCGGACCGCCTTCTTCACCATGTCCGTGCGGCCCCGGCGCTGACGGGCCTCCTGCTCCCGGGCGAACGCCGCACGCTCCTCGGCGGTCACCGCCACCGGGATCACCTGCATCTGCATGCGCTCCTGGACCTGGGCGATGTGCTCGTCCAGCCCTGCCTGGTCGTTGTCGTTGCTCTCGGGACCGCTCATGAACCGTCTCCTAGTAGTTCCTGCCAGTGTAGAACCGCTTGCCTGTTCGGACTAATCCCATTCGTCGGTGGGGACGATCTCCACGACGATGTAGCGCTTGCCGCTGTACGGCTTGGTTCCGTCCGGCGGGGACGCCTGGTCCGAGACCACCCGGTACTTGGTGCCGCGCGGCAGCAGGATCTCCTGCTCGTGGGAGAACTTGGATCCCGTCGCGTAGTTGGCGTCGATGACCTTGTGCCCCTTGGGGATGCGGACTTCCATCCACACGTTGCCGCTGAAGGCGTTCTTGTCCTTGGCCGTCGAACCGTACGCCAGGTCCTGGTAGACGTTGCCGGGGTCCATCGGCGGCGGGAAGTCCGGGAACTGGCCGTTGGTGCCCATCTTGCGGACCGTGACGAGGTCGTGGGCCAGCGGCGGCGCCTGCCGGAACGCGTCGTCCATGTGCTTGATGGTGTCGTCCCAGTCACCGCCCGTGGCCCCGACCGGCGGCGTGATCATGGTGCCGTCGTAGTCGAAGTGGCCGCGAAGCTGACCGTTGATCTCCGAGTGCTCGTGACCCGTGTACGTGTACACGGCGGACGACGCCTTGCCCTTGGGCTTCCAGCCGTTGCCGATGTCCACACCGTTGGTCGCGGCCGTGTACCCGGCGGCGTGTGCCCCGGCGAACTGCGTCTTGGTGTGCGCCAGGACCGCGTCTTCGTCGCCCGCCTCGGCGGCCGTCATCCCCTTGGGGACCGCCTTGGCCGGGTCGAAGGACGCCGGATCGAACGGCGAGCTGTAGTGCGCGTCCCAGTCCTTCTTCGCCTGCTTGTACAGGGCGATCTGCGCCGGGGTCGCGTTCGGGCCGTGGGCCTGGTCGTACAGCTTCTTCAGCAGTACCGCGTTCGCCTTCTTGGTGATACCCAGGCCGGTGTACTTGACCTCCGGAGCCGTCACCACGTCGGGCGAAAGACCCTGGCTCTTGAGGTACGTCTTCGGCGAGTTCTGGGCCTGCGCGATGTCCAGCGTGGACGCGCCCGCCTTCTCGGCGGCTTCCTTGAGGTCGATGGACTTGTCATAGTCCCAGTGGTCACTGTTCTGCGGCAGGTTGTGCTCGGCCAGGGCCTTGAGCGCCGCCTGCTTGGCGGAGAGCGAACCGGTACCGGACGGTGCCGCCGCAGCCGCAGCCGTCGCCGGGTTGTTCTGCTTGTCCAGTTCGGCCTGGGCCTCGGTGTTCCAGTGCTTGTTGATGACGCCCTGCTTGAAGTCAGCGAACGCCTGCGGGTTCTCGTTCTTCCACTTGGCGAACTCCTCCTTCGTGAAGTTCTTGCCGCCGTAGTTCTTGGCCATCCACTCGGCGGCGAGCTTGGCCTCCTTCTGCGTCTTGAACTTGTGCGAGCCCATCTTCATGCCGTCGGCCTGCGTCACCGACCAGCCGGAGCCACCGAGGGCCTTGTGGACCACGAGGTTCTTGGGACCGGCCACGCCCTGGGACATGTGCGTGTTGCCGTCGGCGTCCTTGACCCCGTGCTCCACCTTGGACCACTTGGCCTTCGGCTTGAACGGGTCCGTCTTCGGGCCGGACGGGGCCGCCGGAGCCGACGCGTCCGCCTCAGGGGCCTTCTTCTCCGCCGGAGCAGCCGCGCTCTCCTTGGCCTTCAGCGCCTTCAGCGTCTCGTCCGACTTGTAGTACGCCGCGTGGATCTCGTCGGGGGTGGCCCCGGCGTTGATGGCGGCGTTCTCCAGCTTCTCGGACGTCTGGTGGTTCCAGTCGGCGGTGTTGTCGTCGTGCTCGTGCGCGGCGAGCGCCTTGAGCGCCTTCTCCTTCTCCGACAGGCCCTGGGGCGCCGGAGTAGGTGCAGAGGACTTGGAGACCTTGTCCAGGAACGCCTTCGGGTTCTGGATGGCGGCGATGACTTCCTTGGGGTCCGCGCCCAGGTCGATGGCCTTCTGCTTCAGGGTCGTGTATTCGCCGGGCTCCCACTCTTCCCCGGAGGCCATCTTCTCGGCCATGGTCTTGATCACGGCGTCCTTCGCCGACAGACCGGAGTCCTTCGCAGAAGGCGACGGGGCCGAGGGGCTGTTGGCGAGGAAGGCGTCCGGGTCCTTGACCACGGAGGTGATTTCCGCCTTCGTGGCGCCCGCCGCGAGAGCCTTCGACTTTGCGACCTTGTAGTCGGTCTCGTTCCAGTCGTTGTCATCGATCTTCATCATCTCGGCGATGGCCTTGAGCGCGGCGTCCTTCTCCGCCGAACCGCCGGAACCGGCCTCCGGGGCATCGGCAGCCTTGGCCGCCTTCTGCGCCGGAGCAGCGCCCTGCTTGCCCTTGTCGGGCAGGTCGTCGTAGAGCTTCTGGAAGTCCTTGCCCAGGCTGTTCTTGTGGGCAACGATCTTGTCGAGGAACTTCTCCTCGGTGTCGACGCCGCCCGGGAACTTGTGGCCGCTCGCGAGGGCCTGCTTGGCGTACGGGGCGAAGAGCCGCTTGAACTCCTCGTCCGGCATGTCCTGGATTGCCTTGATCGTTTTGGCGAACTCGTTGTCCCCGGACGGGTCCGGGAGCTGGATCTTGCCTTCCTTGGCAGCCTGCCACAGGGCGGGGTACACGGCCGAGTGCGCGTTCGGGCCGTACGTGGTCAGCGGGTCGCCCTTGGACTTGCCGCCGTCGCCCTTGTACGGGTCGCCGTTGGAGGCGCCCACGGTGTACTTGAACGCCTGGCCCTGGTCGATCGACATGAGGCCGGTCGACGGGGACTTGATCCACTGGCCGTTGTGGGAGTCCTGGTTGCCGGTGGCGTAGTCCAGCACCTGGTGCTGGAGCATCTTCATGATGTCCTCGGGGGGCATCTTCGCGGCCATGTCGGCGTTGAACTTGTAGCCCGGGAACGCGTCCTCGGCGCCGGGGATCATGCCCTGGAGGTGACCGTCCTTGGTCTTCACGAACACCGGGGTCGGCAGGCCGACCTTGCGGTGCAGCGCGGCGACGGCGGGGTCAAGGCTGCGGGAGTACTCGTCCGTCTTCGCCAGCCACAGGTTCCCGTCCTCGTCCTTCATCAGCTTGCTGCCGTGGGAACCGAGCGTCTTGCCGGTGTACGTCAGCTTGCCGACCGGCTTGAGAACCTTGCCGTCGTCGGCCGCGTCGACCTTCTTGACCGGAGCGGACGGAGCCTCGGCGGCCTTCTTGGTCGCGGCGGCGTCGGCCGCGTCACCGTGGTGCTGGACCAGGTTCTTGAACTTGTTGACGGCCCAGTCCTTGGGCTCGTCCTTGTCCTGCTCCGCCTTGAGGGCCTTCGCAGCCGCCTGACCGGCCGCCTGGTGGTCCTTGTGGTCCCCGGTGATCTCGGCGATGGACGACAGCGCGTTCGCCTTCATGGCGGGGCTGTCCGCCTTGTCGGCGAGTTCCGCGACCTTCTTGTAGTTCTCGATCGCCTTGTCTTTGTCCCCGGCCGTCAGGGCGTCGTCAGCGGCGTTGAACGCCTGCCCGGCCTGCTGGAGCGCCTGCGACTTCTCCGACTCGGCCTTGGCGGCAGCAGTGGCCTGCTCGCCGTGCTGGGTCGCCTTGGCCATGTGGCCCTGGGCGGCCTCCTTGTGGTCCGCCGCCAGGCCCTGGAAGCCCGCGTCCAAGGCGGCCTTCTCCGCGTTGGAGTGCAGCAGGGCCGCTTCCAGGTGCTTGGCGTTCAGCGTGTCGTCGCTGGCCTTGGCGTAGGTCGCCTCGTGCACCTCGGACGTCTTGGCGTGCGCCTTCTTGCCGTGGGCGTCGTACGCCTGCATCTTCGCGAGCGCTTCGGCGTTCTTCTTGTCGACCTCGGCGGCCTTGGCCTTGTACGAGGCGGCGTTCGCCTTGTGGTCCTCGGCCTCGTCGTGCAGACCGGCGGCCTTCGCAGCCTGGTGCGCCTTCTCGTACTTGGCGGCGGCGTCCTTGAACGCGGTCGACGCCGAACCCGAGTCCCCCAGCGCGTGGCCCTTGTTGGCGGCCTCGTCGGCGGCCTTGGCGTGCTTGGCGATCTCGGCCTGGGCCGCCTTCTGCTTGGCCTCGTGCTCGTCGTGCTGCTTCTGGAGCCCGGCCGCGATCTCCGCGTGCTTGGCCTCGTGCTGCTTGTGCTCGTTGACGGACTCGTCGTTGCCGATCTGCCCGTGCGCGTTCGCAGCCTGCCCGTGCGCCTGGGCGGCCTGGTTGTGCGCGTGCGCCTGCGCGGCCAGCGGGGTGTCACCCTCCTCGCTGGCAATCGACGCGCTCTTGGACTTCTTGTAGGCGCCGTCCGACATGGTGGCGGCGGCCTTGTCCAGTGAGTCGTGCGTCTTCTGCTGGTTCTCGGCGATCTTCTCGTGCTTGGCCACCGCTCCCGCGTGGGCCTCGCCGACGAACTTGTTCCCGGCCTCCTCGTTGGCGTGCTGCGCGTTCAGGTGCGCGGCAGCAGCCTTCGTGTGCAGCTCGGCGGCCTGCTTCGGCGTGTGGTTGCCGCCCTTGATCGAGGCGGTGAGTTCGTTCGCCTCGGCCGTGAGCTTGGTCGCCTTGGCCTTGGCGTCCGCCAGCTTCTTGGCCGCCGCAGCCTTCTCGGCCTCCAGCGCCTTGGCCGCGTCCTCCTTCGCACCCTGCTCCAGCTTCGTCGCCTTCGAGGCGTGGATCGCGGAGTGCGCGGAGTGCGTGAGGACACCCGACTTCAGGCCGTCCTTGCCCATGCCCTGGAAGTGGTGGGCGGCGTCGGCGTGCTGAGTCGCCGCGACCTTGTGGGCCGCCGCCAGAACGGCCTTGGAAGCGCCGGACTCTTCGAGCTTGTGCACCATGTTGGTGGCGCGCTCGGCCTTCTGGACGGCTGCCTTCGCCGCTTCCTGCTTGGCCGCGACACCCGCCGCGCCCTTCTTGACCTCGGCCTCCCAGTCCGCCTTGGAGGCGTACCGGTTGACGGCCTTGAAGGAGATCTTGCCGTCGGCGCCCTTGACGAAGTGGCCGGTGGTGTGACCGCCGGAGATGTGGCCGTGCTGACGGGCGAGACCGCCGCCGGACAGACCACGGGAGGGGATCAGGGGGTTGATCAAGATCCATCCGTGGCGGTATCTAAATGCAAGGGCGCCAGCGGGATTTTTCGAGAAATCTAAGGTGTGAGCGTCAACAACCCTCACATTCTTAGGTAACACCCCGACGAACGCTAACTCATATTCCACGTTCACAAGCGGTTCGCTCCTTTCAGCGTGCCGTCTTCGAGCGGTAGTAAGAGCGGTCCGCTGTCCGCTTTGCTTCCAGTTCCTCGGGCGTCCAGGACGCCCGACGTGCGGCTGCCTTGTCCCTCATGCAGGCCAGGCAGTAGCGCCGGTTCTTCTTGTCCCGACGCGTGTTCTCCGGGGTGTACTCGTGCTGTTGAGGGCAGTGAGTCTTTCGACCGTTCCCGTTCTGGGTGCCCCGTGCTGCGTGCATGCGACGCTTGTTCTCTTCTGGTGTCACCCATTCGAGGCAGTCCGGATTTACACAGTTGCGGACCCTGCACAGGTGATCCGGCTCCAGCCCTTCCGGGCAAGGACCGACCAGCAGTTCCCAGACCAGCCGGTGAACCCGCCAAATCTTCAGCTTCCACGTCACCACGGCGTAGCCCGATTTGCTGGTATCTCCTGTCCAGCGCCAGCAGATCCCATCGGGTTCTACTCGCGCCCACAGTCGTTCCTCGCGCTGAGCATCCGTCACCATCATGAGATAAGTATACCTCATGATGATAGCGGAAAGCGCAGGTCAGAGGCACTTTTTGCCCTTCTGACGCCGCTTCTTCTGCGCCTTGATCGCCGCATCCGCCAGGTAGCGCTTCGGATACTTCGTGGTCAGGCTGTTGACTGTGAGCCGTGCCCCGTCCTGGGAACTCCCGGTGGGTACGGTGACCTGCTCCGATGCCATGGGCTGGGACAGGTTGACGTTGTTGCGGAGGTTGTCCTTGATCTCTTCCTGCTGGGCCTCGTAGTGGTCCAGCAGCCGGACCTGGGTCGGGGTTAGCGGCCGACCGGCCTTCTTGTCCGCGAGGGCCTGACGGGTGGCGTCGGAGATCAGCTTCTGCTTGGCCTTGGCCTTCGCCGCCTTCTCCTTCGCCGCCTGCTTCTGCGCCCGGAGCTTGGCCACCTCCGCCTTCTTCTTGGCCATCTCCTTGGCGTGCGCGGCCTTCTTGGCGGCAGCCGCCTTGGCCCGCGCCGCCCGCTTGGCCTCGGCCTCGTGGTGCTTCTTGGCGGAAGCGGCCTTCTTCGATGCCTTCTTGGCGTCGGCGGTGGCCTTGTTCTTGTACGCCTGGGCGATGGCCGCCTTGGTGGCGTCGGTGTGACCGGTCATGTCCTTGATCTCCTGCGCAGACTTGTCTTTCTGCGAGGGACCGACGGGGTTGCCGTTCTTGTCGACGGGGACCCAGTTGTGTTTCCAGCCGACGGCGCCCGGGGGGAGCTGGTGCTTGCCGTGCGGGTTGTCCTTCGGCTTCTTGTCCTTGGCCTTCGGCTTGTGCGCCTTCTCCGGCCGGGGGCCGGAGGATCCCGCGATATCCGCCGGGACGGCCAGGTCGATCGCAGAGGAGCCGTCCAGGACGGCTCGCAGGAACGTCATCGGCTGGGACAACGTCACCTCCTCCCCCGGGTCGGATGCTGCGTGGGTAACGGTGACCACGGGGAACTCTCCTTCGTGTGAGACGTGTGTGACGTGCAGGCGGGTGCCGCGCGGCAGGACGGTTTCGTCTCCCCGGACGGGGATGATCGGGGCGCCCTTGCGGCCTTGGATGCGGAAGAGAACCTTTTTGCCGGTCTCGTGTCCGCGTTCGTGCATGTAGTACTCCGCCACGTCCCGGGAGAACGCGGCGGATCCGTAGCCCTTGTCGTGCAGGACGGAGCCGGGCGTGAGCGCGGCGATCTGGTCGTCGGTGAGGGAGGCCCCGCGCCACAGGTCGGCGTCCCGGCTCAGGGACGCCTTGGCGGCCACCGAGTCGAGTCCCTTGTTACGGGCCTCCTCCTCGGCGTCCAGGGCTTCCCCGTTGCGCAGCTTGCGGTTGATCCGCAGCGTGTCCTTGTCGAAGGCCACGTAGTCGTTGACGGCCGCGTGGTCACTCTTGCCCAGAACGGCTTCCCGCAGATGGGTGTTGCCGCCCGGCAGGGAGTCTGTGTCGGCGTCCGATACGGCCTTGCCGTGCACGGCGACGTTGGCCCAACTGCCCTTGTGGTCAACGGTCGGGTAGGGGCGGTCTTCGCCCTCTTCCTCTTCGGCCATGGCCAGCAGAGCCTTCATGGCGTCCATGGCCGACCACTTGCCGTCCGGGGTGCGGGGCTCGTCGGGGTTGAAGTTCGCCAGCTTGACCGTACGGCCCTTGTTCGGTGTCGCGTGGGCCCTGGCCTTGGAGGCTTCCCAGTCGGCCAGGGCGGCGGATGCGGCAGCGCGTACTTCGGGGCGGACGTTGCCGCGCCCGGAGGCCCAGTTTTTGATGGTGCCGAGGGCCGTGGCGATGGCCCGGGACTTGTCCATGCCCCGCTTGGTCATCAGGCTGTGCGCGATGTTTTGCACGTACGGCGGAAGGCTCAGGGAGCGGTCCCCGAAGAGACCGGGTCCTCCCGGCTTCCCGAGCGGGTGCGGTGTGACCGCTAACGCCGCTGTCTCGGCACTCATTCTGTCTACCTCGCCGTGCCGGTCAGGTCAGTGGAATGCGGCGATCTTGATGGTCGCCACGGACGCGGTGACCTTGACGGTGTCTCCGGTGACGGAGTACGGGAAGTCCGCCGGGGCCAGGAGGTAGAACGTGCTCGCGGAGAGCGTGTAGACCTTGTCGGGCACGACCAGGCCGGTCGGCATGGTCACGTTGGACTTGACGGTGAGCGTGCCCCCGGCGGTGCCGCCATCGACGTACAGCCAGGTCTGGCCGTCGTTCTGGAAGGTGTTGCCGGTGATGTCGGCGACGGCGGTGGCGATGGTCGCCAGGCCGACGGCCGAAGCAGAAACGACGTTTAACGCAGTAGCCATTAGGGGTCTCCCTCACGCGAGTTTTCAGGCAGGCATGCCGGATACCAAACTACCCGTTTATCCGTCAATAAGGGAGGCTAGTACACGTCGAGCTATTTCCTTCTCAGATGTTCCGGAAGGGCCGTCACCACTGGTTTTCCTTCGTAGGCGGGAAGGGGGTAGCAGCGGCAGCGCGGGTGTCTTCCTCCGGGGTGCAGTCCTTCCGGGGGTGTGCTCGCGGAGTAGTTCTTTCCGATAAGCCACCGACAGTCGGGGGTGGTGTTGTCGTCCAGAATTCCGCCCCAGCCGAGAGTGTCGCTGGATGTGGTGGTCTGCATGTTCACGGAGCCCTTGGCGGCGGCTATCCGGCGGGCGCACGCCTGTTGGTGCTGGGCGAACAGAGCCTTCTCCCGGGCGAGGGCTTTGCCCAGGTCAGGGGCGTCTGCGAGGCGTCGGACGGCTGCGGCGAGGTAGGCGGCCCGGTAGCGCATGTTCTCCCGGCGGGCTGCGGCGACGGGGTCCGTGCCTTTTGCGAGGGCCTTCTTACCGGGCTTGTACTTCATCGCGGCGAGGATCCCGAGGACGAGCTTTTTCGGGGTTTTCAGCACAGCGGAAATAGCCTGTATTGCGGCGATGAGAGGAGGTCCCGCCAATAACACGGCGAGAACAGCCGCGATCTCGGCATCGTGCTGAGAAGGGGCCTTTTGGGCTATTTGCTGGTCTTGCTCGTCCATGCGCTCTCCCGGTAACATCCGTTTCGGGTGGTTGGGTGATCGAACCCCCGCTAGTCGAAGCACTGCTCCTAGCGGGGGTTCGGTTTTTTTATTTGCCCTTCCCGGCACCCTGACTACCGGTGGAACCCTTTGCCGCAGCGGCCTTCTGCTGGACCATCTTCGCGGCCTTGTTGATGCTCGCCCCGGCCTTCGCCAGCTCCGCCTTGCGCTGCACGTTCGCAGCCCCCACGGCCGCGCCCGACTGCGGGCCGCCCTGGGCCGCGAGCTGCTTCT